TCGCCAATGCACCTGATGCGACTAGATCTATACTTTTACCAGATCCACCAGCAGCTTTTAAATCACTTAGATTGCTCATGAACTTCCTCCAATCAGAAGAGTTGTCGATGTCAGCGCTTTTCCAGCAGTGACACTTGGGCTATCGGGGGTTGTTGAAAGTGTTCCATCCGTCTGGACATAATATTTTGACCCAATGGTTAATCCACTCTGAGTTGTAGTAATACCACCCCTAAGCATTACTGTCGCTGTAGCGGTGTCTGCGAATGCTCCCTCTGATGTACCAATGAAGTTTGTGGAGGTGAGGTTTATGCTTGACCATGGTGTAGTAAAAGTTACGCCTGTACCAACTCCACTTGCTGCACCATCTCGGTACCATGTAACATGGCGAGAAGTATTAGGGTCATAAACAGCAGATATATTATTAACAGCACCAGTAGCACCAGTAAAGTTTATGGTAGAAGTAGTCCAAGATAATGCAGTGCCCGAGATAATATTATCTAGAGTACCTATTGTTATTTCACCAACACCACTGGCATTAACGTAAGATACTACATGGCGGTTTGCTGTAATTGCGTAAGTTATAGATGGACGCTGAATTGCAGCTGATCTGAAAATGTACTTGGAACCTACGCTTATTGATGTTCCGCTAACTGTACCACACATGGAAACGCCATAATTTGTTCCACCAGTCTGGTCGGCACCCACAAATACTATTTTATTGACAGAAGAATCAAAAGAAGCTGTCATTTCCCACCAGTTGTTAGAGTCTATTTGAACTTCACTGCCAAATGATATGGCAGCTGCCCCAGTTACAGTACCCACTCGAACTACCATCTTGCCAATACCATTGTCACGATAACAAGCTACAACTTTGTTAGAGTTCGGATCAAATACGAGTGAACCAGGATTTGACGCATCACTATCTATAGTAGTTTCACCATTGTAAGTTAACGTGTTAGTTCCAGACACTGTACCAATAATAGCCACTGGCCCACCCTGACTGTTACCTTTATAAACGTGAACGAATCTATTTTGATTTGAATCAAAGACAATATTATTGAAAAACGTAACACCATTTTCTGCAGTAACTCTAGTTCCAAAAGATACGCTAGTCCCACTGACTACACCGATTATTCCGTAGGCTCGGTCATAGTCGCTTTTAAAGGCAATCATTATTTTACCCGTGCTGTCGTCACAAGCAACTGCCATATAACTAGAATCACTACTATTAAAAATAACTTTAGATCCAAATGATATTGTATTGCCGCTAACAGTACCTATGTTACAAGCCCCACTACCCTGAGAACCCTGATAATAAACTACAATAACTTTATTAGAGTTTGCGTCATAACAAGCGTCTGTGTGATCTCCAATGGCATTTCCCGTTGCTGCGGCAGTAGGGGTTCCAATAGTTTGAGAATCACCCGCACTTGCCACAACCTCAACAGTCCCATTAGACTTCAATATAACCTTATCCCCATTTGATAACGCACCGGATGCGACTAACTCTACTGTTTTGCCAGAACCCCCTGCTGGAAGTAAATCACTTAGATTACTCATGTAAAATCCTTCATATTAATTGTGGTGGCAGTTACAGCCCTACCTAAGAATTGACCCGATGAACTGGTTGTTGTTGTCCCGTCATCCTGTACATAATATTTCGACCCAATGGTAAGTCCACTGAGATTTGTAGATAATCCCCCCAGAGTCTCTACCTTCAATGTCTCCGTATCCGCTACGGTTGCTTGGGCTATACCTAAAAGGTTGGTGGAAGTGAGGTTGGTTATCTGTGCAGGAAGTTGAAGCAGTATTGCTGTCCCAGCTCCACTATTAGTAATATCCTTGTAAGTAACTACAATCTTACCTATGTTAGAACCTATATCTATGGGGGTAGGCCAGCTAGTAGAAACACTTACATATACTGTATTTGTGCCAAAAGTGGCGGTAGTAGATGATACAGTGCCTTGTATTACCGTACCATACCCATTATTGCCATAATTCCGATAAATCAAAATAAAGGCATTGGCGGTGCTAGTGTCCCAAACAGGGTTTACATGGTCGGTATTACTTGTATTAAAAACTTGAGCAGAACCAAGGCTGATGCTGTTGCCAGATATAGTACCAACCATCGTAACTCCTTTATTAGAACTGCCGGAGTCGGTAAACCCAACCATAAATCTGCCAGAGGTGTGAGGGTCAAATGAAAGAAAAATACCAGTGGCGTACCTATTATCAAGCCTATATTCACTGCCGAAACTTAAAGAATTTCCTGACCTAGTACCTGCTATTAAGGTTCCATAGTTGCTGGAACTATTATCACCATAAGTTATAATAAATGTGCCGGTTTGATTAGGATCAAACTGAATATCATAAACTGTAGTCCGACCACCATTAACTGTAGTTCCACTGCCGAAAGATACTGTTGTGGAAGACACAGTTCCAACTATAGCTATCCCTGAGTTAATAGAATAAGACCCTGCACGAAAAGTTATGACAAAGACGCCAGCAGCAGTAGGGTCAAAAGCAACAGCAACGAGCGTTGCTTCGCCACTGTAGTAGACAACAGGAGTACCGAAAGTCAAAGAAGACCCTGAAATATTGCCTACTATTACAGTCCCATACTCCGTACTAGAAGTGTGGAATGCCACAACAAAACTACCCGAAGTCTTTTTATCAAACGTTAACCCTGTTATTGTTGATGCAACTGTGCTAAATGCTGTAGGCGTATTAAAGCTAATTACTGTGCCTGTAACAGTGCCAACTACGCAATAAGCGTAGTCATTAGAACCGAGAGTGTAGGCAACTACAAACTGGCTTGTATTGTATGGATTGGTTTGAATGAAAGAGCGTCCAGTAGACGCGCTGTAATATTGAACTGAAGAGGCAGCTGGTAAAGCTAAAGATATACTATCTAAACCAACTACCTTCACGGTACCATCGGACTGCAAGATAACCTTATCACCATTGCTCAATGCACCGGATGCTACCATATCGATAGTATTATTTCCTCCCCCAGCGGGGAACAGGTCAGATACGTTACTCACCTATACACTCCATCCGATTGTGGAGTTGATGTAGGTCATGGATAAGTGGGCCCAGTTTTTATCGAAGGTCAGGTCTGTCGCACTCGATGCTATTTTTGACCCATTTCTTCCAACAGTCCAATTTGTCACATCCGCCGTACCAGTACCGTCTTTAACATTAACTGTATCACCAGCGGAAGGTGACAATGGCAGAGTAATTGTGATAGCTCCAGCCGTTACAAGAACCGTGTCACCCGCAACCGCTGTGTAGTTGGCTGATTTGATAGAGGGAGCTCCTCCAACTATACTATTAATCTGAGTTTGAATCGCGGAGGTCACACCATCAACGTAATTAAGTTCAGCAGCAGTGGAAGTAACTCCATCCAGAATGTTGAGTTCAGCAGCAGTGGAAGTAACTCCATCCAGAATGTTGAGTTCAGCAGCAGTGGAAGTAACTCCATCCAGAATGTTGAGTTCAGCGGATGTGGAAGTAACCCCCATAGAAACTAAGGTTTCTGTAGATTTTGAACTAAAACTTAAGTTTCCTACTCCATCTGTTGTTAATACTTGACCAGTAGTGCCATCAGTAGTATCAAGTTCTCTAACAGAAATAGAATCCTGTGCCGCTTGTATAATATCGTCTACTCCAAATATTATAACTTCTATCGCAGAAGAATTTGGAGGCGGTGCCGAAAAAGTTAATATATCACTGGTAATGGAATAAGCAGTGATATGCTGTTTTACACCATCTATATGAATAAGAAGTGATTCATCAGATGTGGTAATAATTTCTGGTAAAGTATATGCTGTTGTTGATCCGTCCCCAATAAATGATACAGAATTAAAATCTCTTGTGTAGGCGTCAATTAAAAGGCCTTTTCCTATATATGCCATATTATTTCCTTATGCAATTTCTAATATTGCAGAGACAGCTTCTACAGAAGCAGCACTTGATGCAGTAATTGCAAGAATATCAGATGCCTCAAGATTTATAGGTTTATCGAGTATTAGTGTTGAATCATCTGGTATTTCTAATCCTTTACCGATATACCGATATGTAGTTCCACCATCAATTGTTATTTCAATATCTGCAGTGGCAGAGACAGTACCTACATTAGATATATATAATGCATGAATAACTGCAGTTGTGGATGCAGGACATGTATATAATGTTGTTCTTGATGTACCTACTTGAATACCAGCATTTTTAAAAGTGTTTGCCATATTATCCTCCTAGAGCTATAGCCATTGCAATACCACTTGCAGAAGTAGAAATATTAGAAATATCAGTAGCATTGGTTGCAATATTAGTAGTATTGGTTGTAATATTATTTAGATTGGTTGCAATATCAGTAGCATTGGTTGCAATATCAGTAGCATTGGTTGCAATATTAGTAGTATTGGTTGTAATATCAGTAGCATTGGTTGCAATATTAGTAGTATTGGTTGCAATATTATTTAGATTGGTTGCAATCCCACTTGTATTGGTTGCAATATTAGTAGCATTGGTTGCAATATTAGTAACATTGGTTGCAATA